TAGATGAATCACTTTGAAATACAGCTGTTGAGTTACTATCAAACTCGGCTAGTGAAGTCGGGCGTGCTGCAGGCCCTACTACATGTAAAATGGATTTAGCGTCTAAAGTACCTACACCAATATTACCAGCGTTACTTACATTAAAGATATTTCCACTACCTGTAGCGAGTTTTAGCGCGTAGTTACCGTTACCTGTTCCACTGTTCTCGATCAGTAACCCATTGACATTGCTGAGGTTAGCACCTGTTGCGTTCGCTGCCGACTTAACGTGAAGCTTCGCTGAAGCACCATCAGTATACGTACTCCCGTTAAGGAGCGTATCACCCTTGACCTTCAGCCCATCGTTTACAAAAAATTTTTTATTTGCCATAAGTTTCCACGATCCACTTACTTAATTATTTAATAAAAAAAGGGCCCGAAGGCCCTTTTAAACATTATATAAGTTTATATTAACAAGTTAGATGTTGAATAGCTGTTACAAATGTAGCTGTAGCAGAACCTCCAAGCTCATTACAAGCTCTTAACTCAATATTACCACTGTTAACTACTGCATGGAATTCCCCTACTGTATCTCCAGATCTAATAGTAGCATACTCTGTTGTATATACATTAGTTCCATCATGAATCATTAGTATTTCTGTTGCTTCAACATGAGATGTACAAGCTGAAGTACCCTTTCCGGAAATTACAACTTTACCAGTTCTGTAAGATGTAGCTGGAATACTTACTAATACGCCAGAAGCAGCATTAGTTACTGTACATGTAGTAGTATGATAAGCAGATGTATTATTATTAAATTGTATAGATCCTGCTGTAGCATCATCATCAACTAATACAGTTGTATTAGCAGTACCTAATATAATATCACTACCATCGTCAGAAATTGTAGAAATTATTATTGACTCAGCATCGTTAAATTTAGTTAATCTATTCGCTGTACCATCAGAACCACCATTATCAACTAACCGGTTTGGACTATCAAAGACCCTAGAGTCAATTGCTCTTTTCTCAACAAGACCACTATTTTCTATTAGAACAGAGTTTGTAGTACCAGCCGCTAACCCACTGCTCAATGTAAGAGTACCAGCTAAGTCAACATTATCATTAAAATCTATTGTACTACCACCTGTAACTGAATTAAATGCATCTGCATATATGACCCCAGCGGCGCTTATCGTACCATTAACTGTTAATCTACAAGTACCAGCATTATAAAAAATATCAGCATCAGTCTTAGGCAATAGATCACCAGTAGCACTCTCAAACATTCCAAGATATGCTTTAGTGGATGTAGTATCAGCAACTGTTATTGTTGTTGGAACAATATTAGCAGTACCATCAAAACTAACACCACCTATGTTTCTAGCTGTTGCTAATGCAGTCGCTGTATCAGCATTACCTGTTATATTACCAGTTACATTACCAGTGATCTGACCACTAGCACTCAGCGTACCTGCAACAGTTAATGTGTTGTTAGGATTAGTCGTCCCTATACCAACACTACCACTATTAATTGTTAACCTATCTGCTAACACACCACTGGTCAGTGTCTTAAACGACATTCTACTCTCACCCTCCCATGCACTACCACCGGCTCTAACATCAGTTATTTGAGTATATATGTGACCGTAATCAACAGCGGCGGCAGGCGAGGTGGTTGTTCCCGTAAAGAAAATATTACCAATAAAATCATTATCAGCTGGTGATGAACTATTGCGCCATAACTTTAAATCTGGAGAGGCCGTCGCACCATCATCAGTAGATTCAATTACAAAATTATTTTCAGTAGCTGTTGTAGTAGATGTAACAGATGTGTTTAGTGTGGTATGAGTACCATTGACTGTTAAGTTACCTGCTATAGTTACATCATCTGGTAAGCCTATCTGTATTTGATTATTGGTAACAATAGTGTTGACTTCATTAGTAGTACCTGCAAATGTTAAAGTATCGGTTCCTAATGATACTGTATCAGCTGATCCAGAATCTGCAGCAATAGTTAAGTCAGTAGAAATTGTAGAAGTAGTCACTCCAGATACACGACCATCTTCTAAGACAGTTACAACAGGTATAGCAGTAGAACTACCATAACTACCAGCGGTAACCCCGGATGCCTTTATTCCGAGACCAGTTACAGTATTACCTTCGGCGGCGGCAAGACTAGTACCTGTTAATGTTTCATATGCACTATTGAGAGTAAGACTACCTACATAATCACCTGTTGTGTCTGTACCGAGAGCAACACTATTGGCTTGTATAGTTGCTGTTAGTGTCTTTGTACCATCTAATGTGTCAAGGGCTACAGAACCACCTAAATCTCCACCTAGAGCGATTGTTGCACCGGTTGTTAAACCAATACCAGCCGCACCACTAAGAGAGGCAGAGCTCAAACTAGTGGTAAATGACCCTGCACCACCACATATTGAGCCGGCTCCAGTTGATCCTACGATGAGACCGTTTTTTACTCGAAAATCTGAACTAACAGGCATATAAGTATTTAATGAACAAGTAGCATAAAAATTATGTTACGGCATATAATTGTGAGATTGAGCTCACGAAGTTAATAGTTTGGGAATGATTATTAGTAGCTCGAAACTCTACATTATCTCCAACAATGAGGCCAGTATATGTAACGATTGAAGTATTACCTATACCTACTGTTGCATATTCACTCCATGAAACAGTTGTATTATAACTATCCCACCCTTGAATATATAGTATCTCGCTTGTTTCCATAGTAGCAGGTGGGTCTGTACCAACACCTACACTAACTGCTTGAACTATTATCTTACCGGATCTATATTGTGATGTAGGTATAGTAAAAATTGCTGCTGATGCTGCTGTTGCAATGGTAGCTGATACTGAATCTATAGTACCTAGCCCTACATTGCCTGTGGTGTTTGTAAGAGTAAGTCCATCAGAACTTAAGCCACCAGTAATAGATAACTCAGAATATGTAACATCTTGTATATTACCATACAAATTGTCAGCAGATAATGAAGTAGTGCTTAGGCTAACTGCAAAGGAACCCGCTCCGGCGCTTATATTACCAGAACCATCTCCAACAATAAGACCGTTTTTAACTCGGAAGTCCTTATTAACTGCCATATTAATATTTAATGATTAATATACAGATAAATCACCATAGTCTAAAATTTCCCAAGCATGTCTCTCAACAAGCAAACTAAATAAAAAATCATCATTCATAGGAAGATTGTAATCTAGATCATATACTTGTACACTAGTGTCTGCTTTATGATCACAATCTCCTATACCAATACCTACAAAGTTTTTTATTGCGTGATTAGATGTAGGATATGTAAGTATTAAACTATCTCCATTTTTAAGATAACCTTTAAAAACAGCGACTGATTTATTAACCATTTTCATTAAATGAGTAACAGCTATATTCTGTGGAAATATAGCTACTAGTTCAGAGTTATGATACTTAGCTAAGTTTTGATACCAGAACTCCTCTGGAGTTTCAGCACTCATATTCGCAGCTCTATCTGTTTGTAATGTCCCACGACTACTTCTGGATGAACATGTATAGGAATATTTAATTTGCTGATCTTAAGACAAAGAGTTACATCTTCCATAGAAAAATCTTTACAGCCTTTAATCTCTAAATACGTTGGCTCAAACCACGGATAACTTATTTGTTCGAATACTCCTTTTTTAATTAAAAGGAAACCGAAGCCAACATACTCTACTTTAAACGGAAGTAGCCTAGTTGAAATGTCTGTTTTATGTAAAAATTCAAATGAACCATTAGATTTAAAATATTCTTCATCCCAAAGCTCAACTGCAGCAAAGTGAGTATTATCTGACATAAGATACAATCCAGATATTACATCCATATCTTCTTTATATAACTTGTCAAAATCATCCGCGGAGAATACTACATCATCATCCAACCATAAAATATAATCATATTCGAGACCATCAAATAACTTTTGATCTTCTCCATCTTCTGGTTTACCTAACAAACATTTATTTCGAACCTCGTATATGTTACGAGAATATGTAGTACAAAGCTTTACAGTAAATCCTTTATTACTTAAATGTTTAATTAAATGAGTTAAAGAGACAAGAAACTTACCAGGGAAGCTATTACCAGGAGAACATATAACGATAGTTTTATTCATAACACCTTTACAAAGTTAAAATCTCCTTCATGAAGATCTATTGATTTATCTATTGTTAATTTTATATCTTGGTCCTTTATGCGATTACAAATATCAATATCAATGAACTGTTGTTCTTGTTCAGTTGTACTTATATGAGGACGGAACCAAGGATACTCTAGTTCTTCAAATACTCCCTTTCGTATGAGAACGAGATCAAAATCTAAATAGTCTGCAATAATATAATTAGGGTCCTGTGATAATGTTTTATATCTACCATCGAGTCGACCGGATAGAAATTTATAGTCTTTAAACTTATTATACAATTTAATAAACTGAGTTGGAGTAAAGGAGATCTTATTACTCAAAAAGACTAATACATCATATTTTATTTTTTGTTGAAAAGGAACTTGTTTTGGTCCTGCTAATACATTACCACCTAGGCACATTTGCTTTGCGTAAAAAGCATTACAACTAGAACGATGAGAGACGTAATAATTGATTCCAGTTTGATTAAGATATGTAGTTAAGTTAATCCAAGACTTTAAAAACCGACCACTATACTCTGAGTCAAATAGATTAAAAACGATAGTCATCCTGTAAATATACTTACAGGATTATTTTAGGAAACCACTAAGTCTTCTTGAACTTGCTATCCTTATCAATAGCAAAATTAGCTCTACTAAACTCTAACCGATCAACAAACTTAACAGCATTACCAGTAGCATCTATAGCGACGTAACCTTCAGGCTCTGTTACTACTAAGTCACCATTTGGTTCAAATAGATAATGCTTCATGTTAACTCCTTGCATCATATTATTATATTTCTGTATGAATATATCTTTAGCTTGTTTAACTGCTTTTTGAAATTCAAATATATTTAAAATATCTTCTCTAGCGGCTTCTACTAAAGACAGTAATGTATCTTTTGCTTTAGTAGATCGTGCTATACCAGCGTCACTCTTAAGGGTACTTATCTGCTTGTCAATTCTACCTGTGAACCACTCAACAAACTTTTGAAAGGATACAGCACCATCACCTAAGAACTCCCCTCCACGAATCTCAGTATTAATATAGGTATTAATATTAGCTAACATCTTCTCACTAGCAGCATTAAAGTCTATATTACTAAGAGCTTGATTAGCGCTATTAATAGATGACGTAACTAAATTAGTCTCTTCATCTGTTAGAGTAACGTAACCTGCATCGCTCTCAAAGTAAGCATCTTTAACATACACACTTGGACCTGGATTAATATTTGTAACATCAACACCAAACTTCTTAGTAGTAAATCTGGGAATACCTTCCTCGTCTAAATTAACATCATACTCAGTATGAAAAACAACACCAATTTTTGCATTAAGTATCTTTTGACCTTCTTCACTATCAGTTGGGACAGCATACACAATTGTATTTGGTTTAAAGATGACGTGATCTTCTCCATCAATTGTATTCACCTCTTTAATCTCATCATCAAATAAAAAGTCTCCTTGATAAGTAGAGGTAAAATTAACTCCTTTAAAGTGAACAAATGTCTGAATTAATTTATCTACTAACCCTGGAGCGTGAGAATGGTTTTGTTTAATATCATTAATAGAATAATTTATTTTAGGTACTTTAGCAAATACAGATTTACTACCTACAAAGAAATTACCATTAGGGTCAACACCAAGTACTACTGCTGGTGCTCCATCGTACTTAACTGTAGTATTAACTGCATTAGGAGTATCACTATCTAACACCTCAGTCAATGCTTGTAAGTATTGTATTGCTCTTGTGGCTCCTTCTTTACCATTAGTAAGGATGAGTTCTTCTAGGTGAGTCAAATGTTTATTTGGCCCAGCAGCTTCATATAACGGAAAATAATCTTTAAACTCTAACATTCTTTTTGCCTGTAAATGTGTACCTTTATACCTTGTGCGCTATTTAACCAAGTATCACAAAACCCTTCTTCGATGATATACTTTACTATCTTATTCGGTAACCTGTCTCCTTCAATCTCATGATCGTCATCAAAGATACTAATTTTATAGGGTTGTATTTTAACTCTGTAACCCATCACCATTGTATCATATAATCCGATCGCGTTCATTATTTTGTCGTAATAGATGCAGCGCTCCCTTGCGGACCAGATTTAGCTCCAAATCCCGGTAAGCCTATATTAACTGAATTAAAAACATCAGCAGGAGAGGTTAAGCTATTAACAAATGCAACATTACCTTTTCTATTAAAAACAAACAACCCTGTATTTTCCATTTCTTCTATTCTCAAATAATAGTGGAGTAGAGCCATTTTGTAGTTTACTAAAAATTCATTGTAACTATCCAGTCCTTTGTTTACAAACTCATCTATAAACGTAAGCTCTGAATCTTGTAGTTGAGTAAATACAGACTTAAGACCATTTTTAATTATCCCGCTGAAGTATTCGTCAGTAATAATATCATAACTTAATAACTCGAAACCAGTCGTTAATAAATAACCAGGCTTTTTTAATATATTATAATTATTAGAACCACCAGGCGGTACCTCTAAATCTATATTATTATTTTTGCCGAGTTCTGTAAAGGCTTTAGACCAATAAATGCTAGCCGTTGCTCCGTCACTGTAACCAGATTGACCTCTTAACCGAGCTCCCTGACCTTTAACATCATATACCTTACCATCTATAAGAATATCTCCTGTAGGAGCTTTTTGACAGCCCTTTAAAAGAGTAGTTAATAGTATTTCACCTCGACCCATAACAGGCTGAGAGTGAAAGCGTAAATCATATAGCTCTTGTAAAGTGGATTGCTCAAAACCTGCTTTACTAAATGCAGTAAACACATTACCAGATGATATTAAATCCTCTTTAGTAACTCCGCTAGACTCTCTAGTTTTTATATATTCTATAATTACGTCAGTATTAGATTGAGAGAGAATAACTCTAAGAACAGACTTAACCCATGTAGAATCTAAAGCAGACTGACGACTAACAATATTAATTAACTCTTCTACACTACCGCGGTCTGCTAATAAGTGCTTTATCTCTCTATAGTCGTCATCACTTATAGGTATAGATTTTTTAAATGGTTCATCATCTACTCTTAAAAAATGATCACCAGTACCACTATCTTCAAAAAATTTCTTAAATGTTTTCATACTCCTATTGGATATTTGTCTGGGTTTTTATCATGCTGATGATTTGGGTCCTTTTTTGTTCCCAAGGCTTTAAGCATTACCGATTCCCATTCTTCCAATCCTGCTTTCTCTGACAAGTCCTCTTTAGAGAACATAAGATCATATGACTTAATAATCAAGTCATTTAATCTACCTATGGTCTCATCATTACGTAAAGACTTAAACGCTAAGTTCTCTACTGAAAATTCTCCCTTACTTGCAAGTCCATCCTGACGCATCTTCATAAGTTTGTCTTTTAACTTCTTGGCGCGCTTGTTAACAAGACTAAACTCTTTCTCGTCACTAATATTATCTAATAAATCCTCTAAAAGGTCAAGCTCTTTTTTAAAGGATAAGGCTTTCTTTTGAACATCCTGATGATCTATCTCCGGTACTTCTTGTTTAGGTTTTTTAATCCATCTATTATCAGATAAACTAAATAGACCGGAAGCCACATGAGGTTCATGAATATCTTGAAAATATAATTCAATTTCATGATTGTTAAATTGTATGTCGTGTCTTAAGTTCCATATAAATCTCTTTCCATCTAAGGCTCTCTTTACTATAGACTCATCTTCATTAATATCAGCAAAGTCTAATAATATATGAACATCTAAATCAGAGTGATCGTTATAATTAAAATTAGCAAGTGAACCTGTTAGCTGTATGTCTTCAACCATCTCAGGAGAGATGTGTTGGTCGTCTTTTACAAAATTATCTACGATTTTTAAAATCGGCTTTAATATATCCTCTCTAAAAGTAAAATCATCCCAGAATTTAGGATGCAAAGTATCATTATAGTAATTTGCACCTTCGAAATATGTTTTAAATGATTTTGACATTAGATATTAATTAGTTGTAACATATACTTTGACGTGATCTGTATTAGTAGGCTGACTGTCTTCACTTAAGTCGTTTGTTATGTGTTCATGTACTGCCTTAATATAATTAGCAGCTTTAGTTACCTTAGCCTGCA